GTACACCTGGAAGGTGTCCGTGCTGCCGTCGGTGTACGTGATGGTGTAGGTGTCCCTGGTACCCGGCGCGCCGCTGCCCGCCGTGCGCTGGATGCTGGCGATGCCATTGCCGGTCTCGCCCTGGACGCCGATCCCGTCCGCGCCGTTGTATACCTGGAAGGTGTCCGTACTGCCGTCGGTGTACGTGATGGTGTAGGTGTCCCTGGTACCCGGCGCGCCGCTGCCCGCCGTGCGCTGGATACCGGTGATGCCGTTGCCGGTCTCGCCCTGGACGCCCTGCGCCCCGGTGTCACCCCGGTCGCCCTTCTCCGCTACCAGCATGTAGACCGCCCCCGCCTGCGGCGTCACGCCCGTGACCCCGTCCGCCAGCACCAGATAGCTGGAGCCCTCATATCCCACGATGTCCAAGCGGCTGTAGACCTCCGCTGGGTCATACGGGCCCCGAGGTACCAGGGACACCCGGCCCAAATTCGTGCTAACCTCCATAGTTGAGTACCACCTCCAAATTTCCGTCCGCCAGCCGGAAACCCGGCCCGGCGTATTCCGCGTCCGTCACCATGTACAGCGCCCCGGTGGCCGCGTCCACGTAAAACACGGCGTACATCAGATTCCCGCGGGCCGCCTCGCCGGTGTCCACATATTCCTGCCGCTCCGCGTTCCAGGTCCACCAGGTGCCCCCCTGGATGATGGGTGGCTTGCTGGAGTACTGCTGTGCTTTCTGGGCGCTGTCCTCCGCCTCCTGGGCGCTGCCCGCCGCGTTGGCTGCGCTGCCGGCGGCCATTTCCGCGCTGGCGGCGGCGTCTCTGGCGGACTGGGCCGCGCCCTCCACGTAGATGGATACGCTGGCGCGGGCGTAGCTCTTCCACTGAGCGCCCGTCATGTGCCGGGCCTCCCCCTGCTGCTCTACCGGCAGCAGGGTGTCGTCGTAGAGGTCCGCGATCCCCGGCAGCGATCCGATAGCCGCCTCCTGCACCGCCGGCAGGCCGCCGGTTGTCTTGTCAGCCATCCCCGGCCTCCTCCGCCTCCCCGGCCAGCCGGTAGGCCGTCCGCAGGCGCTCCTTAGCCCCGGCCATCAGCTCCACCCCGTCGCCGCTGACGGGGATGGCCGCCAGCAGGGTGAAGGCCCTGTCCAGCTCCTGTTGGACGTCGTTCTGCCCGCTCTGTTTCATACTGCCAGTCTCCTTTCCAATTCCTCCACGCGGCCCTTCAGCCGCTGTATCTGCTCGATGCACAGGGCGGTGAACTCCCCATACCGCAGGGCGTAGTCGTACAGCCCGTCCATCTCCTTTCCCTCCCCGTCCAGCCGGGGGGATTTAATGAGACCCGCAAAGTCTATCCCCGTCAGCCCCGCCGCCTCCATGGCCGCCTCCACGTCCTGAGCGATGAGCCCCAGGTGGGTCCGCCCGGACTGCCCCTTGCGGAGCCGGAAGCTCACCGGCCGCAGCGCGTCGAAGAGGGCGGCGTACCGGTCCAGGCCGTAGGCGACGGCCTCCTTCTTCTCCCGGTCCGAGGTGACGATGGTGTCGTTGTCCGCGTATACGTCCGACCAGTGCAGGCCGCCCTTGCCTAGGGAGTAGCTGCCGGTGCGCGATGGCACGCAGTTATCCCCGCACACTACGCCGGAGGAGGTGAGGCCAAAGGAGCCGTTATAGGAATCCACCCAGAAGTTGCCGCCGGCATTAATGCGGATTCCGCCGTAATCTGTGTACAGTTCCACACCGTATCCCGTCTGAGTGCTGCTGATGAGGAGGCCGCCAACCAAACGTTCCCTGCTGTCCAGCAGCCCTACCTCTCCGCCCAGCAGCTGGGATGCCATAACGGTGCCGGTCATGATCATACCGCCGTCAATATAGGTGCTTCCCCGGTAGGTCCATCCGCCCACCACGTTATCCAGGTCACTGGCGAGGCTCTGAGCGTCCTCCGCCATAGAGTAGGCATCGTTGATGTCGTCTTGCACAGATGTAGACAAGTCTCTCCAGCGGATAGCGCCGGTGAGGTTGATGTACTCCGCGTCAATGGTTCCAGTTTTGATGCACGCGCCGTCAATGGTGGTGGTGCCGTTTGCAAGGCCGGTGAAGGAAACAAGGCCAGTCATGCGAATGGTCTGGCTGGAGATGGATACGCCGTTTGCCATGAGGGACATAGTGGAGGAGGTGGAGCCGTTGGATACCGTCAGCTTGAAGCTGTCCACTTTTTGCTCCAGCTCTGTGTATTTCCCGTTGAGGCCCGTGACTTTGCTGGTGATGCCTTCCAGCTCCACCGTAAACTCCGCGCTCAGCCCCTTGGCCGTGTCCTCCACCTTCTGGGTAATCTTGCTCAGCTCCACCGTGATCGACGAGCTGAGCCCCTGCAGGTCGTTGGCCACCTCCAGGCGTATCTGCTCCGCTGTCTTGGTGATCTTCGAGTAGGTCTGGGCGATTTTACGGTTGAAAGACGTGGTTATGGGTCCACCGGCGGGGTACTCGTCCTCCAGTTCCGCCTCACCAGGCGCGGAGATGCCTGCATACCCGCTGCCGTCATCGCTGAGCCGGGAAATCACGGAGTATACGCCGCCGGCGGTGACGCCATCCCCCAGTTCCGCACTGGGATCAAGGCCTGCATTGTCCGCGCTGAACATCCGGTATCTGTACCCCTTTATCTGGGCAAGGATAGCGTTGGCCATCGCCTGAGTGGCATGGGGGCAGTCCGCCAGCAGCTCCAGGCCTGTGTCATCCCCGGCTGTGATGCTGTTCTCGTTGTCCAGCAGCAGCGTCACGCGGGAGATGGGCCGCTGGAGGCCGTTGTCCTCCACCCCCGTCAAGTCCAGACCCACAAAGTGCTTGTCAAACAAGTATTCTCACCCCTCCCAATGTAATGGCCCCGCCGTACTCGGTGACCAGGTAATTTGTTTCCTCCGGGATGGACAGCAGGGGCACCAGCAGCAGTTTCCCCTCATCTGTGATGATCCAGTTCCCGCCGTGGGCGGCGGCAATCCACTGTAACTCCTGCCGGATGCTGTAATAGTCCCCTGTATCGCTCTCCGGGTCGCTGGCGGGGTAGTCGATGGTATATGCTGGATTTAACTGGGTGCGCGGGTCAATCTCCACTCCCATGAGGCGTGCAAACTCTCGCACCGCCGCCGGCATGGAGAGCGGGAAGCTCAGGGACTGGTCCGGTTCCCAAGGCCGTTCCGCCTTTCGCATGGCGTCGAAGGCCTCCACCGTCCAGTACCCGTCCTCCTCGCTGCGCCGGTTCGTGAAAAATACGCCTTTTGGCCGCCACTCGCTGGCCTGTTCCCCATTCCGCAGGCGGATATACCGTTTGATGACAGCCGACCGGGGGATCGTCTCCGCGAACAGGGAGATTGTCAGCTTGGCCGTGGCCGCGCCGCCGATGCCGAACTGCTCATAGAGGCCGCCGTCTACGCTGTGGGTGACCTCCACATCCGGGCCGTAGACGGTCCCGGCAATGTCAAATTTGTATTCCCGCGTGGTCCCCCGCGTTCGCCAGAGAATTTTCCACAGCTCGCTCGTCTTCTGGGCCATATCACACCTCAATCATGTCGAAGGCCGCCCCGCTCCACTCCCCGTCCTGGCTGTATGCGCTGTCCTGGGTGGCGGAGAATGAGGAGCAGTAGAAGGTCCGCGTCTGAGGGCCGTGGAGGTCCAGGTAGGAGGCGCTAAAGGTGGGGGCGCTTAGGGCGTCGTCCAGCGCCGCCAGCTCCTCCCTGGTCATGTGAACCAGCTTGTAGGACAGCTTCCGCTTGGTGGTGATCTTGTCCCGGCGCAGGGTCCCGTTTTTCACCCGCACCGTCTTCTCGCTGTCTACGTCGTTCCGGCTCCAGCCGATGCCCCGCGCCTCGATGTGGGCGGAGTAGTCCACGCCGTTGATTTTCAATACTTCCATGTGACACATCAGATCAAAAGAAGCTGCTTCCCAGCGGATGTATTGACGCTGTTGATCGTCTTGATTGCCGTCCGGCCAAAAACAGAACCATCCACCATAATGATATGGCCGTCCTTGATCGCCAACAGGATTGATTGCAGCAGGGCGGTGTTGTCGTTGCCCCCGGCCTCCTCCCGGACGATCTTTCGGATCAAATCTTCCGGGGCTTCCAGGTTCGTGCCGTGGCGCTGGTCGCCCAGAACCGCCATAAACTCCCGGTTTGGCGGGATGACCGCACCCTGAGCCAGGGCGGGGATATTGTAGTCGGATATTTCCGGTATGGCGCGGTAGGACGTGCGGGAACTGCTGTTGTAATTTCCGGAGGAAGATGTTCCCTTTACGTCTACGGATACCTTCCGGTTTCCAAAGAGGTCATCCCATACGCCGGAGAACCAGCTTGTCAGGCCGTCCCAGGCATCTTTCAGGCCGCCAAGAAGGCCGTCGATGACATCTTTTCCCAGGCCTTTCCAGTATTCTATTGTTAAAAACTTTTTTGGACCTTCACCGGAATTCCACCAGTTTTGTATTCCTTGCCACATTTGCTTCAACTTATTTTTTAT